CCGCCAGGCAGATTTAGCACTGGCAGAACTGATGGGAGCGGTTCTACTGAAAGGAGTTACAAAAAGTGACTTGGATAATGGGCTTACCAGCCCATCGCGCATGATTGTAATGTTTGTGTCAGGGTATATCAATCAAATAACCCCAACCGCCAATTACATATCAGGATATGCAGTAAGATACACATCTCTTAACACAGAAATGCAGGTTGTTGTCGATTATGCAGGTAAATTATATTCGAGAACAAAGAACTTATCGGATGGCTCATGGACTGGATGGTTATAACTCAATCCACCCTCTCCATGTACCGTCCACCTTCGCCCTCCAATATCGTCTAATTGGATACATCGAGAATGCTTCCTGATACATATAGGCCGGAGAAGCAGGGTAAGTTTTAACTATGAATGTAGTATTGTTCTCTAAAATATTTCCATTGTATATATCAGTAGACAGAATATCTATATCATCTATGTTGGACACTCCAGAATTATCACCCTGGCTGAATTTAGCAGCGGGGTGAAGCCCCGATTTTTCTAATGTTGCAATCCCAATAAGTTCCGCCAGAACTGACGCAACCTGCTCTTTTGTCATTACTCCGACGGCATTTCCGGCGGCGTTAATAGCGACAAAACTGGAGATGTCTTCCAAAGCTGGGAGAGCCAGTGTAGACTTCTTCAAAAGTTCCGTTTTCGACACCTTATGCGGCACGCCGTTTGTATCGTACACCTGTACCGTTTCACCGTCATCTGCCGTTGTCTGATTCTTCATACTTTCTGTATGCTTCAATAGATTGTCAGTTTCTTCACCTGTAAAGCTTAATACAAAATCTTCTTCTGCTGCCATAATTGTTTTTAATTTATAGTTATTAATGATATTACCAACATTGTATATTATAATTATCTCATTGCATCATCAAGCCCAGCAAGAAACCATGGAAGAAGCGACGCTGCATGATGTCTTACCCTGCTAACTTCATCATCTGAAAATTCGGTATCGTCATCGCTGGAAAAAATTTTTTCTGCTAATTTTAAATCAGCAATACCAACTCCTGTCACATTGTAAATGTTATCTGCAAACATTTCTCTGACATCAATCTCCACGAAATCGGATTTATCTATCTTCGTGTACTTCTTAAATTTCTTAAAATCTATTTTCATGATTAATCAACTAAAATTCCATTTTCAAAAACCAGGCTATATCTTGAAGGTATCGAACCATTCTGTATAGTCCATGATATTGTTCTCGTTACTCCTTTTTTGTATGTATATGAGCCATCGGCTTGCAATGACCATCCGGTACCAAACTCATTAGACAATATCGTATTGGTATAAAGATTTCCGTTTACATGTACTCCTCCGTCAAAATATCCGGCATAAGTATTAGAACTATGTGGCTTGCTAGTACCGTTCCTTGAAGCATAGATACATGCTCCACCGTCATTGCTTCCAATTATTTTAACCCCAAATTTCCCGTCAGTCGCACCATTGAAATTTATGTCAATCATACCACTGTTATCATCCGTAGGAACACCAATCCGTATACTCCTGCTATCATTGCCGAAAAAATCCCTTCCCTTCCAATTCAAGGAACCGTTGTCTATAGTGAAACCTCCAATCTTAGCACCATCGGCAGATATTGTTCCGGAAAAAGTACCTTTAGCGGCTTTCAGTTCACCCGAAAATGTACCGTCTGCACCATCCAGATGTTTCACTTTTAACGAGTTTACATCTATGCACTCTGTAAGAAGAAATGGTTTCCCATTTTTAACCGTAAACACGGCTATTCCTTTCCCTTCAGAACTTTTAATTTTAAACTTATCTGAAGAAATAACAATCTCATTTTTTTCGATGTCAATACCCGTAGCACCAAGTTTAATTGAGATATTTTTCTCTGCTACATCTACAACGCTTTCACCATTTGACAACAATATTCTTGCTGCACGTACCTCTATTTCTCCAGAAGCAAGTCTGATATAATTTGTCTTGTCCCTATTACCGATATATGTCTTTCCATAAACATTAAAGTATCCTTCTTTAGTTAGACGATCATATCCGATTGAAACTATATCTTTCCCGGAGAGGGAGTAAGAACTTATCCCCTGATAGAAGGTAAGAGAAGGCGCACCGTCTCCGTATGCAGACAACACGATTGCAGCCTGATAGTCCGGGTCGGCTATGTCTCCAAGTTGTACCATCACGTCACCCACTTTGGGTATATCGCTTCCTTCGTCACAATGATTCACGGATACATCTATCCAGTTATCACCAACATTTTCCACCAGACGCCACCAATAGTGATTGGATACGCCGTCATACGCGCCTTCCTTAATATTAAAGGACTGTGAGCGTACTAAATTCCCTGGCTTAAAACGATTTTCTATGGCTTTCTCACCATCATCTGCAAGGAAGTAACAGCGATAAACAGAACCATAAGTTCCAGGAGATGAGTAACCTCTTTTCCCGTCTGAGAACTTGACTTCTTTACCATCCCTGAAACGAATTCCCTTTTTTTCTATAAACTCGACCTTAGTAATCGTTGCTCTGGCCCCGCTGGCGTTGAACATGAAGGATGCTCCGGCCAGCTCGGTCTCCATTATTGAAAGTAACTGGAAAATAGCTTTCTTGCGCACGTACAGTTTGTCAATCCATCCGACAGACTCGCCGCCCTTTTCTGAAGAGAATGACATACCAGCACCCATCATACCGGTCACGAAGTCAATTGATTCCAGGAAAGGAGATATGATACCGCCAAGAAGCTTAATGAGATAGTTTGTCTGGTCTTCCTTGTCCTTTCTCAATAATGTTGCAAGTGACCGTTTTGCCGAAAATACGTTACTGTCCGATGGGGCAGTAGAATCATTGGTCTTAATCACATATATGCTACTTCCTCCGCCTCCAACATAAGTATGCCCTTTATACGTAATCGACTCCAGTTTCTCTTCCACATCATTAAGGCGAGAGTAGGGCATACTTTCCCCAATAGTATATACCGGAGAATCCCATGGAATGTCAAGGTTAAACTCCCATCCGAGAACACGGCTTTCACGGCCATTCTCAAAAAAGGCTTTATTGACCAGGTTTATCTTTTGCCCGAACTCGAAAAAGCGTTTCAGCTTGTCTTCATTAACCCATTCTGACCGGAGGGTAGTGTAGTATGTACCATCGTCCTTTTTTCGCTGGTCTGCTATCTTCTGTGCCTTCTCTTTCAGTTCCTGCTCCGCGTCCGGAATCATTTGTACAGAAACAAACTTTGGATCAAAACCGGAAAGGATATACTTGTCATCATTTTCAGGATATATGGTATCATCCGGCAATGGACGTCCGTAGTCTTCGCTGCGGACAATTTCCCAAAGCTGGCTTCCGTTGTTGTCCGGGTCAAAAATAACACCGAACTCCAATCCATTCATTTTGCCGGACTGAAAGATAATTGTCAGCTCTTGTCCCGGAAGTATGTAGTCCTTGGAGAAATTCAGGCCAGTATCACGATAGCGATAGTAAGTCACGGTTTCCTGACCTCCGTCTTCATTTGTAACGGTTTCCGTCCTCGTAGATACACTTGACATCGTACTTTCAAGTCGGGGATATACCTCGTCAAATACCACGATGTCTTCAATTGCTTCTTCCTGGCTCATGTCAGGATACACATCTATGTATAGCGTACCAGCGGGAAGCATAAGTCGTCTTTGCACAACTCCGTTTACTACCGTCTGCTCTTCAATGGAACGGTAGTTCTCAGGTATGTTTCTTGTAGATCCGAATGCATAAATGCGGGTGGCATAAGTGCCTTTGCTCTCACTGCGAGTCATGGCAGACGCTTCAACCCCTAACTCGATTTTCACGGCATCACCGAATTCGTTTCGCCCAAAATGAATTACGTTGTCCGTTATCCAGCAATCACAGTTCCACTTATCCTCACCCGCCATTGAGAATAAGGCATCCAGCAGGTTCATATTGTCATACGTCATTGCAACTGCCTTATTCTCTACTGTTGAATCTATTTCAAATACGAATTCTTTTCCCTTATAGGTATATCCCAAAGCTTTCAGGTTACGTAAGAACACACCAAGCTGTACATCAAGGGCTGCGGTGAGAGACCATGACGCTTCATATCCAGCATGTTCAGGAGTGTATTTGAAAATTTTGTTTTTCCACTTCCAATAGTAAGCATCCAGTTTCAGCTCATAATCATATCCACCGGTAGAAGCATTGAAAGAAGGTTTCTGCAGGTCTGTTACCTCATATACTTTTGAAAGTAAGCCGCCCAGTGAATCATCCAGAACCCCAGAAAGGTCTACATAGTCTCCAAGTTTAAAATATATCGGTTCAGGCACGGAGAATGGGAGAACGATGTAGTCCTCTTTCATCAGTGTAAACTTTCCCTTCGCCCCTTTGTTGATAGGGGTGGAGAATCTTGTCTTTCCGGATATGTCCTTAATTTCAATCATATCCCCAAAGTTCATAAATAGAAAATGGAAGCCCTAAAAATCCGGACTTCCATTTGAAACAATAAAGGAAATGTTCGTTATTCGCTTCTGTCCATGGGATTCGGTTCGCAAAACTTACTTGAAACCTTACCGAAACACCTGTCAATACTCAACCCGTAAGAGATGCTTTTCCCCAGGTAAACCAGCTTGTAGACTTCGTTTCCAAGAGTTGGGATTTTGATGTTTACGGTTCCTTTCTCCAGTTCTGACTGAAAAGATTTCTTCTTTGTCCGATAGTCGCCTTCTGAGTTTCCTTCTATGGTGAACTGGAGAGTGATTTCACGCGATGCTACTTTTGCATTTTCGGTTATTATTCGCTTCCCGTGCTCCAGACGGCTCTCATCTTCGATGTAGTCTTTCATCTGGTTGAATCCGTCGATACCATCGAGAAAACCGTCACCCATGCGGACACCCCATGTGCTCCAGGCATCCTTCCCGTTAATAAATAAATCTCCTGTCATAGTCTTGCTGTATTACGTTTCACTTCGGCGATGTCAGCCTTAATATCTTTCAAGTATTTGGCTGAGTCTTCAGTATTCTCTCTGATTTGCTGTAACTCCAAATAGGAATTGGCCAGGATGGTACGTGTCTCGTCGGCGATGTTGTATAGGCCGGTCACTTGTGATGTCAAGGCACTGATGGAGCCTCGCAGTTCGGTAATGGCTACTGTCTGTTGCTGCTCTGCTGCCTCTATCCTAAGATTGGACTCATACACGGCAGTGAACCGACCGCTCAGTTCTCCGGCATCCTCGTGCGTCATTTCCGTACCGAATCCGCGGCTGGAGGCCGACTGCTGGGAACTGCTGCCAGCCTTGTCGTATCCGGTAGCTGCGGCAAGTTCATCCCGTAGTTTCAATGCTTCATTCACGTACCCCATATATTCGTTTTGGAGTGAATTACGTTCACTCTCACTCAGGTTTCCGTCCTTCATACTTTCACCGAATCTGTTCCACCAGTCTTCCAGCTTCTGGCTGTACATGTTACCGATTTTATCTGAAAGCATGGCACGCATAAAGTATTCGGATAGGTTATCCGCAAAATCTTCCGCCGAGGCATCCATATCCATGAGAGTATCTATGAAACTGTCATACATGGAATCAAAACTTATTCCGGTAAGCTGTTCGAAAAGCCCTTCTTTCAGTTCTTCGAGGTTTCCGGCCAGATCTGCATATTCACCTAGTGCTTCAACGACACCATTCCCATAGCCTCCTTTCCCTGAATCGGCCATTTTCTGCCACAAATCCACATTCTGACGTAATAAATCCATCTGCTCCGGAGACATCTGCCACAAGGAATCTGTACCTGTGAACTCTGCCATGACATTTTCCCGAATCCATTGTATGTCACTTTCCGACCAGCCCATGTAATAGGCCCAGCTATGATGTTTACTGTGATAGCCAGCATTGGCCTGCGCTTTTGAAAGGACATTCTTGTTGTATTCCTCCTGATACTTGATGGCTTTATTGTACTCTGCTACGGATTTCTCGCTTCCCTTGCTGGATTTCATTTCTTCTGTAAGGGATTCGATGGCAGACTGCAACTTTTCGTTTCTGTCCGTGAGTCTGTTGATTGTATCCTGCACCTCTTTTTCGTTTCCTCCAATACCGAAGAGTTTGCTGAATCCTCCGAAAGTCAGGGTATCCCATATTCCACCTACAGACTTAAAGACACTACTGAATATGTTACCTATGAAACCATCCAACCCCTGTGTCCCGATGGCATCTAAAAGAGAAAATGCAGCTCCAATTATACCTCCAAGTTTCTCGCTCTCTTCTGCAAATATGTCTACTATATTTCCGGCCAAATCACCGACCTGAGAGAGGGAAATTTCAGAGTTTGAACCAAGCTGGGTAATGACGTTCGACAATGTGACAAGGTTGCTTGTCGTTTTATCTGTCGACTTTTGTACATTGACCTGAGCGTTCTGCTGTCTTTTCTGGGCATCATTCAGTTTCTTCGTGGCAGCTTCCTTCTGTTCATCTGTTCCGCTTCTCATGGCTTCGTTGTATTCCTCCTGAGCTTGTGACAGCTCTTCCTGTGCCTTGGCCAATTCGCTTAACTGTTCGGGTAGGTCGGCCAGCAATCCTCCTTTATCGATAAGAGTTGACTGGATGTTGCTCAACGCCTCGTCAACGACCTTCTTCTGGTCAACGGCCATGTTCTTGTATTCATCTGAGTTCTTGAACTCCCTAAGCTGCTGCTTTACCTTGTTCAAGGATTCTTTGGATACCTTGTCCAAGTCACCGAAGATAAGTTCCCAGTTGATTCCCTGTTTCAGCTTCTCAAGATCAAGAGAGGAGAGGGCTTTATCCATTTCTTTCTGGAGTATGTCCTTGTCTCCCTGAGTAGTGGCTTCCGAGATTTTACGGGTGTACTCAGCTATGATTGCATCACGTTTCTGCATAAATGTACCGTAGCTTTTCAGGTAACGTTCGTTGGCCTCGATTGCAGCTTGATTTTCAGTTTCTGTAATTTCGGCCAGACCTTTTTCACGCGACGTCATGGCATTAGACGCACGACTTCCTAATACTTCCCGCTGTTCAGATGTAAGCTTTCCTCCTTGCGCATCTTCCCATTTTTTGCGCTGTTTCCTAATTTCATCGATTTCTCGCTGGTAATCCAGCTCAATCTGTCTGCGCTTCTTTTCAGAACCTTCTTCCATCAGGTTGATTTCTTCCTGCTGATTGGTCCTGCGAAGCTGAAGGAGTTCTTCTGCAACCTGTTGCTGCTCTTTCTTTTGTCGCTCGGCATCTTTTTTCGCATCATTCTCTTGTTTGGCCAGAGTGTCTCCTGTTATACCACCGAGCGATTTATATGATTTTTCTGCCGCTTCCAACTCTTCTACAGCTTTCTTATAGGCTGACTCAGTACCTTTTTTAGCATCCTCTACAGCCTTTAATTTTGCTTCGTAAACAGCTTTTGCTTCTTTATATGCTTGCTGATACGTCTTTTCCGATGCTTCTCTTTGCGATTCCAGGCCAGATATGGTGCCGTCAATCCCTTTTAACGCTGCTTGCGCATTATTGAACCGTATTTGAACGTCAATAGGAATTGTTGCAAAAGGAAAATTCTTAATTTTTTCTTGCTCTTCCTGCAATATTTGTCTTGCTATATTGTATTCGCGTATAATCTGCTCACGATTACTTCTTGCTTCCATCAGCTTGACTTCAACAGGTTTCGAGTTTTCCTCTGTTTCCTTTTTCAGTCGATTATATTCGCTCAAGGCTGATTTCCACTTGTTAAGATTTGCTTTTGCTGATTCTATTTGTGAAGCAATTAATGGGGCACCTTGCCCGGCATTTTTTAAAGAAGCATTTAATGATTTTATTTTCTCCTCCCATTGTTGTATATTCTTTAGTATGTTTTCATAACTGTTCTTGTCTCGTTCCTTATTCAGTTCTTTATTTGCTTCTGCAAGATTGAGTACAGCCAGTTGTTCACGGGTATAAGCAGAAGAAAGTGCAGGAGAATACCTTTGCAGTTCCTCATAGGCCTTTATCTTTGAAAACTCTGTTTCTGTCTCATCTTGGATAACGCGTATCAGCTCTTCTATCTTTTTCTTGCGTTCCTCTTCCTGATTCGCAAAATTCTTTTGTTCTTCATTGAATTTTTGCTGTGCCTTTTCCGATGCGGTTGTGCTGTCATGAAAGGCCCACATAGTAGCAACAAGCCCGGCAAGAACCGTAGCTACCAGTACATACGGGTTAGCTTTCATAACCGTATTCAAAGCCTTTTGGGCTATCGTTTGAGCTTTAGTAACCAGTATTGCAAGTTCCATTCTGGCCGTTAATGTATCCTGAGCTATTCGCACTACAATAAGAGCGGTTTTATATGTCCCGTATGTAGCAATCAGTCCTATCAAAATCTTACCAACAGTTTCATAGTTCTCAATAAGACCTTTCAATCCTGAAATACCTGCAGAAGCAATTCCCTGAGTATCTTTTCCAATCTCATTCAACATTGTATCCCAAGCATCTCCAAGGTTACTCAACTGACCTGTAAGAGACTTAGACTGTTCTTGCATCAGGTTATAATAGATTCCTGATTCACTAGTCATATTTTTGAAGGCCTGTTCTACTTCTTTAAATCCTACCTTGCCTTCCTTTACTAAACCGGAAACTTCATCTTTTGTCACACCAAGCACTTTTGCCAGTTCCTCGTAGATGGGAATACCACGTCCTGCAAACTGACGAATATCGACAGCATAGGCCCTTCCTTGCGTCCTTAATGTGCCATAGAGATAGGCTATTTCACTAAGCTGGGAGCCAACACCGGCGGCTACATTCCCCAACATTACAAGCTCATCACCCACATTCTCGGCTGACGAGCCATAAGCAATCATTTGCTTGGCAGATGATGCCACCCCTTGAAGGTCAAAGGGCGTCTTTGCGGCAATATCCACCAGTTCCGACATCAGTTTATCTGCTTTTTCCTTACTTTTCAGCATGGTTGAAAAAGCAATTTCAAGCTGCTGGAATTGTCCTCGTACATTGACAAGTTCTGTGGCAAAGTTTTTCAAGGCAGTTACTCCACCTATTACACCAAGTACTTTGGTTAAGGAAACGGACATCTTTTCATTTGCTTCGACCGTTTCGCCGGCTTCTTCCTTAAAAGCTGCATATTCATCCTTCAGTCTCTTTACTGAAAGACGGGCTTCTGCCTGCTGTTGAGTAAGTCCAAACAAAATATCTTTCTGCTCCCTTAACTTATCGGTTTGAGCTTTTATCTGCTCCGACATACCGCTGGTATTACCACCCGACTTTACAGTTTCTCGGTATTTCTCTTTCAATAAAGTAAGCTCATTTTGTAATTGCCTAATGACACCCCTTTGTGAAGTAATATTTGCAGAGAGGTTGTTTACTGTTTGTGAAGCGCTGTAAATTCCATTTTTGAAATCACGCTCCATTGTAGCTCCAACTTTAGCCGCCTCGGTTACCAGCCCCATCATTTGTTGGCGAGCAGATGCCAATTGGGTTTCCAAAGCCTTTGCCGCTGCCGGAGATTTGTTCACGTCCATCTTTTTGAGTTGGGCTTCCAGCTTTTCACATTCTTGTCTTAGCTTTACGACCTGTTCCCAGTCACTTGATACACGGAATACGAGTGTTGCCATAAATAAAAATCTAAATATTAATGCTTAAAATTATGATATAAGCAAATAGTATTCAGACTTTTTGAAATCAAAAACGAAACAACTTGGCAATTGTCGTGTAATTTAACTTCTATTTTTGAATAATTAGACTCCATCTCGGAATAGAACAAAAAAGGCGCACCATTATGATGCGCCCGATTGTCAATTTGTTCTTTAATTTATATCAGAGCCTCACGGCTGGAATATCAAAACTTGACATTTGCCATTCTTTTAAGTATCTCATTGTATTTTGATTGTATGATAGCTCTTTGCTTTTCTGATGCTGTAATTATCTTTCCTTTATACTTTCGCATTACAGATTCATTTATACCTATTTCCTTTGCAAACTTACTTGCATTAATAAAAGGGAACGCTTCAAAAAATCCACTTAAGTCATACACATACTCCACAGAATAGCCAGCTTTATACCAACTTGGAAATTCACCATGTTTTTCTTTGTAATATTCTGCCTGTTCCTCTAAAACAGAAATAAAGTCCTCTTTCGCTTCTTGTTCTGTAAGCCCAAAGCCATACGCACCGTTTACATCTTCAGAATAGATAGAAATTCCTCCATCATCTGCTTTTTCAATAATAGCCTGAATCTTCTTCATAATCGTGTATTTTAAGTTTTGTCAATTAAATGCACCCACCGAAGTGGGTGCTGTTCTTTTACTTCTTTAACCCCGCCTTTTTCATCATGCTGTCAAGAGTACCTTTAGGTATCTCTTTGGCTGGATGTCTGCCTACAGGGATAAAGTAGTCAAAGTCGGGATGAACATACTTGTGATGTTTCTTTCCCTTTTCGATTGTCCAGCCTGCTGACTCAATCAATTTGTAAAACTCTGAAAACTTCATAAATCAAAGAACTTTTAATTGACAATGCAAAGGTAACATTTTCGTTACTATTAAGCAAGCTTTGTAACGTAAAAAAGTAACGTTTCTGTTGCTTTTTAACATTCTAATAGAGCCATATCTATTTCTTGTTTCTTCTTCTGCGTGAAGCCATATCCTTGCCTTTCACCTTCGTGACTTTTGTCCCGGTTACAGTATGAAGCTTGTCACGCTGCATTAATACTAAATTCCTGTATGGTATCTCATAGACCACTTCTCGGTATGACAGATGCAGATTTTCCATGAACGATGCAATCTGCCCCAAGAGAGTTTCATTGCCTACAACCTCGGTTTCGCTGCCAGTAGACTTACGTTCCTCGCCAAGCTGACAGCTTTGAGAAAAACCTTTGAGTCAATCATAGAGAGTGCTTCATCTAAAGCATTTACGTTTTCTTCGTATGTTCCTTTGGCTAACTCTTCACTCAAGTTTTCGTCACCAGCTATCAGCCAGGAAAGAGCCCTGCTGTAGGCCTCACTTTCTCCCAGGGAGAGAAGAACTTCTTTCAAATTGTCTGCTTCTTGTACACCTGACAAATGGGAGATTGCTCCGGCCAGTTTGTTGATAGTAGGAGGGTAGACCGTGTAGGCTTTCCCAGCGACAAACACCGTTCTGAAATCACTTCCGATAATGGATTCAGTTACTATTTTTGCTCCTTGATTCATTCTGATAAAAGATAAAAATTAAGGGGTGAAGCCATAAAGCCCACCCCTGTTATGGAATTCAATCTCTACCTATTGGATAGGCATTAAGCACCTGCTGTTACTTCAGATGAGTCAAACCAGTATTCCGGTGCAACTTCTGCATTTTGTGGTTCCAGTTCCACCGCACTTACAGGAATACCGACAGCCTTGTCTGTTGTGGCTTCACGTGCACCGATGTCAGCACGGGGAATCACACAATACTGGTCATCGTCAGTCAAAGCGACAAGTAACTTCTCAATGTTTACCTTGCCTCTTGCTCGTTTCCAACCCTTATCAGTGTTAATAATATCACCACCCATAAGGTCTTTCTTAGTAGGATAGTCGTATTCTCCAATAGTGAAGTTTACAGTAACATCACCCATTTCCTTATCACTTCGATAAGTCTGATTCGTGAGCTGGTTCTTGTAATTTGTACGACTTGCTTCTGCTTCTTCAATCATCCATGTATCCTGATGGATATTCTTGATTTCTTTCAATGCTTCACCCTGTAAAAGAGTATGCAAGGCTTGTCCTGTCAAATCTGCGGTAATCTCGCTTGTTTCGCCATACCAAAGCTTCTTGATATTCGCGGCTGTGACTTTCTTTGCTTCTGCCATATTATTTCACATTTAAAACTTCAAACAAAATTCTTACATTCACATAGTGACACTTTAAAGCAGTGTCCTCCTCCGTTCCAATTGATTCGATAGAATAATGATAGGTTGTATCGTCATAGCGACCGGTAACACCGTCAAACAATCCCTGTGCCTGCTTCTCCAGTTCGTTCAGCCGGATGGTATTGGCTTCGCCTTCCTTCAAATCGGGAACACAAATGTTCACCTCGACGAAAGATTTCTTCCAGTATGTGCCCGGCTGTTGCTTCTTGGCGTGAATGACAATCCTTTCGGACTTTATCGCCCCTGTCAGCTTCTTGCCATGGGGAACGATATCAATCCCGCAAGACTTGCAGTCACGGTAGAGAATGTTCGCTATGTCAGTAGTTACTATCATACAATAAGATATTGAATATTATTATCATACTGAAGGAATACATGAAAAACCAGTTCTCCAAGTTGAACAGTACCTGCAAATCTTTTGTCTGACAAATCTTTATCAGATATATTTTGTCCTGTTGCATACATAAAAATATCCACTAAACACAATTCTTTTTGACATTCATCTACTACTGCCCACAAGCAAATTGCATTCCGTTGTGCTTGAATAGATAATATTCTTGCTCCGATAGGCAGACATAATTTTGAGTGGTCTGCGACCATCAGTTCATGCTTGAATATTCGTTTCATTTGATTTCCTCCTTTAATCGTCTCTCAGCAAATAAGGCTGCACCAGTTGAAACTTCGTAACCTTTGGATTCCACGTGTGAGGCATACTCAGCATCGTTTCTTATCACCAGTCCATCATCCTCAACTGAATACTTGTTTGACTTACGGAGCGTTCCGGTCCGGTTCTGATAACTACCGTTCTTTATAGCATAATCGACAGCTTCCTTTCCGACCCTCTCTTCTACAGCTTTCACCTCGGCATAACCTTGGTCGAAAAAGCTGTCCACGTCCGAAAAATCAAACTTTACAGCCATATCTCTGAGTAACCAAAATAGTTAGTATTTTTTACCGTATAAACCTTGCCAGTTCCCCTGGTATTATCGCCATCCATACATCTGACTTCATCGCCAGCCTTCAGGGAGGTTTTCTTTTCACAGACTATGTGATAGTTCGGTCGGTACACCTCGCCGTTCTCCGAAGTAAACTCCTTGGTGGAGTTATCATCACACCGGCACTTACATACGTCCTGCCAGCTTTCTCCACCGGTTCCGGGAATAGGCCGGCCGAACTCGTCTGTTTCCATTGGAGTAGTAACCTTGATTTGTAATATATGTGGCGCGAATATCATAGGAATCTGACTTTAGGTTTATCTGACAGTGTGTCTTCAAGGCCATACTTCTTGCACAAGAATGAGTAGTATTCCTTCAAGCCTTTGGTGTCCCAGGACATAGAGAAACCGTTCTCGCTGATGGAAGTAGCACGAAGTAGAAGAGAGGGGATAAACTTCGCCATAGACACCGAAACAAGTCCGATGTTTGACGGGCCCATCTCATCCTCTCCGCTTACTTCTGAAGACAAACTTATCTCCAAAAGGTCAGCCTCCGACAAGTTGATGCCGAAGGTCTGAAACTTCTGTGATATGTAGTCGTTTACTGTCATGCGTTCATGGTTGACAAATCAAAGTTCACAATCAGATTCGGGTTCGTAATCTGAGGAATCCACTCTGCAGTGTATTCCAAATAACGACCGTTCTTGTCCTTGTAACCGGAAATAAGCATATCACCGTCTGCCTGGGTGTAGTTACGTCCCGGTACGCCGTCCACTGCTTCGTACGGAGTGTGGAAACGCATATAACCGACCTTATCCTGCGGAAGCAAGGTGATACGGTCGTCTGCATAAATCTGCACGTTCTTCCCGGTCTGGTCTTTCACGTAATCTTCCTTGATTTCAATGGCCGGAAGCCCGATGCCAGTGAATACTTGGGAAGCCAGTTGAGATGTAATCAAACCAGTTGAAAGATACATCTCATTTCCTGTAAGCTGCATCTTGAACTTGTCACCAAACTCAGCCGACCCGATGATATTCTTCACGAAAGTTCCTCGTGACATAATCATCTTCTGGAAATTACCGTAGTCCGCTTTCAGTGCATTAATCTGCTGCTGCAAATAGGTGATGAAGTTCGTCTTCGCACCAGTATCAGGCTTGATGAACTTGAACGGCAATTCAATGTTGAGAAGGTCAACGCCTCCGGCATTGTCGTCCTTGTTCTTAACAGCTGCTTCTCCGGTCATCAGAAGTGAACCTACGATAATATCCATGCGCTTGTGAGCTGCCAAAAGTACCTGGCGGTAATCGTCATAGATGAAATTCACGATTTCCTGCATGGCTGCTACCTGGTCAGCAGGTTTAGCTGCGTTAAACTTGTCAATCAAGTCCTGAAGTTCGGACAGGCGGTCAATGGAAATCTGGTAAGCATCGCCAAGATAAGCGATTTCACCATATCCTGAACCGATATTCCGGCGTTCACGGATAGGCTTCTCGCCGTATCGTGAGTTAATAGAACCGGCCATCACTCCAGTAACCTGACCGATGTAGTCCTTGAATACACGGGTAGTCGTTCTACGGAAATCAAGATACTGCTGCCAGTAGATTGTATCCTTACGAGTCTGAAGGACGCGCTGGATAACGGCGTTTACGATATTGGGGTCATTAAACAGAGTATGAATAGTTAGCATCATGTTTTACCTCCTTTCTTTATTTGCTTGCAATTACACCTGCTGTTCTCAAAGATGCCAGAAGGGCATTCAATTTTGTATGTGCATCTTCCTGCCCAGTAGCATCATCCACTTTAACACCCTGCTTTACACCTCCGAGAGCAGAAGATGTTGCTGCAGACAAAGTGAATTTGTTGGCTTGGGATGCGATACCATCCAATTTAGCTTTGTCTTCTTTACTCATCAAGCCATCTTGACTGGAAGACGCTTTGGCAACTACAGCCTTTCCACTTTGAGTAACGTCAGGAGCGTTGAACTGGAAATGCGGCATGTTGGCCTTGTCAATGTCAGAGAAAGGCATAACCAATTTGGTAGGCTCAATCTCGAATGCTCGCATCAAAAGAGCAACTAATACAATTCCTTCTTCTACTTGTACTCTTCCGTACAAGGCTGAGTTAGCAATGACTTTCGGAGTTGTGCCGCTTACCGCTGTAGCTTCATAGAGTACAATACCAGCTTCCAATGTTTCGCCAAAGTCGGCAGACAGCGTCAACTTATCGAAATCTTTGTTTGATTTGTCAATACTGTTGATGGTAGCCCCATGAGAACCATTACCCAGATGCATACCCACATAAGCCAAAGAGTTTTTCTTGATTTTCAAAGTGGTATTGGAGCCGGTGGTAAACTTTTCATAGACTTCTACACGGATGGCCACCTGAGCGGTTTTCTTTACTAAGTCGGCGGCAATGGGAGTGAAGGATGGAAGAAATGAACCAGCAACAAGGTTGGTCGTATCCAGCTTGTAAGGCCCTCTGCGTCTTACTCCGGTAGAAACATCATAGCGTTCCTCGATGGACGGTTCAGGCTCAATGTTGTACTTAAATCCTGCTGACATAAATTACTTGTTTTGTTGTTCGACAATAGATTTTGTGTCCGCCTCAATCATTTTGGCGAACTCGCTTGCTTCCTTCTCCTGTTTTTGTTCGGCAGTTTCAGGAGCTTTGGAGAACTGAAAACCGTTGTTAGACATATCCTGCTTCATGTCCTTGAAATAAGTATCCAAGTCCGTATTCTCAGGAATGTTGCGGTCTTTCAGCATAAATTCGGGAATACCGTACTTCTTCGCCACTGCTGAAATCTGAGAATTGCGCTGCGCCTGCGCTTCATTTTCCTCCATTTTGGCCAGCTTGTCGGCAAACGGCTTGATACCGGCGGCGATACCATCGGCGATCATCTTTGCGATGTCTGTCTCCTGCGGCTTTGGAGGGTCGTTTGGTTTCGGTGGTTCTGGTTTCGGATTCTCGATAGGTTTACCGTCTTTCAGTCCATGCTTCTTCTCGTAGTTTGAAACAGCGGAAGTCTGCGCCTGTCCTGCACGGAAATCACCATAGTTTTGCATCACGTCCTGAAATGAGATACCCTCAACGATGGAGGTCACCTTCGTTTCGTCCGTTACACCCTCTGCCTTCTTTGTGGCGATACGGGTGAGTGTGGCAGTGTCCACCCCAGCGAATTTCTGTTGCAGTCCTGCCAAGATTTGTTCAAAGATTGTCATACCGTATGAGTTTGATTAATAATTTCATACGGTAAATTTACTTATAGAGAAAGGGAAGGGGAAATTTAAAGGCTAACGATACGAAACAATTAGGGAAATGTTCGTTTTTAGGTAAAAAGAAAGCGTGACTACCTAAATAATCACGCTAGATCATCATCCAATTATACTTTTAAAATTTCAATATAGCTGCTTCTATTTCTTTTTTGTCAGAATCTTTTACGTTCCTTAAAGCATTCAGAAAAGGTAATATTAAAGAGTCATCAACGATGAACCAGACTGGGTTTTTAAATAATTTAGGGTATCCGGGATCATCTCCATAACCATTCCATCTCATTGCCATTCTCCTATCCCCATTTTTCCCAAATACCTATCGTTATAGAAAAATCATCATTTTCAAATACAACATTCTCAACCTTAAAATTACTTGGATTAACATCTTTCGCTTTCATTGTATGTACTATGCTCCTTTATATTTAATTAATAATCACAACAAATTTATAGCAGACAGTTCTTCTGTCAGAGCATTAATACCTTTCTGAATCTTCTCCAACTGCTGTTTACGTGGTTTGTGTACTCCAGCCGCATAATGCCACAACTGGCGTTCATTGATTCCGGTTATCCGGCTTAGAGCGGCCTTGGTAAAGATACTGCTATAATAGTTGATGAAGGTAGCAGCATCTATCTTGAACTTCAATGTGAACTCTCCCTGCAAAATTTCCACTGGAGCGATGTTCATCTCCTTGCATGACTCCAGGTATAGTTCAACAGCTTCCTTCATGTTCTTCTCGATTTCCTTCACATCGTTGCCAACCGTTATCACCGGAGCACCTTCAATGTAAGCACTAAGATTATTTCCAGCATGTTCTACAATCACTTCTACGGTTTTCATACTGACCTCCTTTTTATCGTTAAACAAAAGAGGCGGGGGCTATTTTAGCCCCGCTTGCCTCAGAATGTTGTAATAAGTGCCTTTCTCAACGCCTTTCTTGCCGTGGTCGGGGACAATCACTACATGGCTACCATCAGTGTAAACCATGTGACTGCCTTTCTGCCTCACGAACCAAAAGCCATTTTCAGTAAGCAGCGTTACAACGTCTTTAACTGATTTGTAGCTCATAGCGTTTAAGACTTAATTACGATGCAAATATAGTAAAATAACGAATAATTACAAAGGAGTATTCATGTTTTTACTATGATAAAGAAAATAGCGATACCTCGAAAGATACCGCTATTCAAATAGTCAATGTTTTAGATTTATATCATTCTGTTTTGTATTATCCCCGTAAATATTCTGACTGAATTGTTCTATTCTTCAGATTTGCTGCTGGAACTTTTAAGAGAGGAAAGCTGTTTCTGTTTCTCAATGTCGTTCTTCTGTTTCTCAGCCTGCTCTTCCTTGATGGCTTCAATCTCGTCCAGAACTGCATCCACGTTCCCCACAAAGGTGATAGCCCGTTGCTGCGACCAGATTTCGCCGTCCTTAGCCTTGATAGCAGTGTCTATCTTGTCTTTGATGTCCTCCAGTTTATATGGCTGCATCTGCACATCCACATCAATAGTCTCGGAGGCTTCTTCTAGGGTGGAATTCACGGAACCCAACGCAGAGACAAGAAAGTTTACCCGTCGTTGCATGAACTCGCCGACGGTTTCATTCAGGTTCTCCACATTCAGGTGTGTGGACATGAACACATAATCGAAGGTAACACCGGAAACGGCGTTTCCTGTACCCTTCAGGGAGTCGAAAGAGATTCTGGGCGTATTGGTCAGTCCGTATATCTGACTTAACAGCGTCTCCACCTCGAACTTGACAGTATCTGGTACCTGTGACCAGGTAAGATACTGGGCATTTGCTCCCTGGCCGGTCAGCTCGACCACCCGGTTTTTGAACTCACCGGAGAAGTTCTCCACGTTACCAAATAGCATGAGAATAGGGAAGAAGTGGTAGTCGATACAGTCTGCATAGTTTGAAAGAAGTTTCTCCAGTCTTACACGGAGGCTCTTTATCTTTTCACAGTATGCTTCCGGACGGTACATATAAATCACTGGCATCTTCTTGAATCCATGAGCAAATGAGCCTTTGTCAGACCAGCTGCTCGTTAGCTCCCACTGGTAAACCATATCCTTGGTAATGGTCATGAAACAGGTAATCTCTACATCGTTCAGGTCTTTTTTCTTATATTCACGGGATAGGGCTACCAAATCCCCCTGGTCATTGAAGAAAGGGTAGAGTTTGTCGCCACGGAACGGGGACCAGATGGCACTCTTCAGGCGGTACTCAGGCTTAGATTTACCGAAAATTCCTGAAATCTTTCGTTTGAGTTTTGCCCAGAAGCCGTCATCCTTCACCACATACCAGTATTCGGCCACTTCCTGCTCGGCCAGCCATGCCCGGACTACTTTCTTGTTCTGGTATTTCAGCTTGTTCTTCTTGAACACCTGCTTCAATGTGGAAAGAAGGCTTTCTTCCGATTCATCCGGCTGGCAATCAAGGACCGGTTCTGTTCCCACGGTGAAGGCTGTCTGAATATTCACGATGTCCTGCTCGATAGGAAGAGCAATCCTGTTCGGGTCAACTTCTTTCCTTACCGCCGGCTCAACATATTCTTTCCCGGTTGTAGGGTCTGTAATCCGTTTCTCAGGCTGGGTCGTAATTTTGATTTTCGGGTATTTCTCTTCATCTATCACTATCTCGTGCTTGTTCGGATTCCAGTCGTTGTAAAGAGCGTGAGCGTTTGGTTGCTCAGTCTTTCGTCCTTTCTTCAGATAGTAGATTTTTCTCTCTATTTCAGGTATAGCTAAAATTTCTTCTAAGGTTCTCATATTATTACATTTATTGTTCCAACTTTAAAAGGTAATCCATATTAGTCCAGCCGCCATTAGCCTTTATGCTAATTATTTTCTTTTCTAACAAGTTTTTTGGAATTGCATCGTTCAAAACTCCATAGCGGTATTCGTACTTTTCATAATCCAACCAACTCACGTTTTGACTATAAATTTCAAACTTACCCCATTCTCCTTTTCTTTCAATGAGAACTAAGTTTATGAACTCACCAACTGTATGAGGTCTATCCAGTTTTACATCGTAATAAGCTGAACAGTCTCCAGACTCTTCTGAGGTTTGTATAAAGCGTATCATATTCTAAAGTTTAATGTCCAAATATTCCTGAAACGTCTTTGGGTTTCATAATTCTACCGAGAAGTTCTCCCAGCACATAGTAGCGTGCAGCATCTATGCCATGATTATCGTGGTCTTCCGGCTCGTTGATGTAGTTTCCATCCTTATCTTTTGCCCAGACATAATTTCTGAACTCCCTTTGCAGGTTATAAGAACGCTTGGTAATGAATATTTCCATTCCCTGCATCTTGTCAATACCGGCATTGACAGAACCTTGCCCTTTCTCTACCGCGTATATTTTAATCCCTCCGTTATGAATCTCCTGGATGAGTCGCGGGTCCGCACTGTCGGCAATCACTCTCAAATTCCACGGGCGTAGCGTCTTTATAATATCCCCAGAAAGTAATCCAGTTCTATAATCCACTTCATCCAGATAAAGCGCATTGTCAATGATTCCACACCGGATAGAAGCCGATGGGTCATTGGTATAACCAAAGTCCTGTCCGATAGCCACCTTCTTGCACCACATGGGGAACTCGTCCACAATACCCCATTTCTTGAACACGGCACCTTCAGCCACGTCTGCCCATCGACCGATAACCACATGAGCGTACTTCTCCGGATTCTTCTCTTTCATTTCCTTGACTTCTCTCAGGAACTCAGGAGAAAGGTTCTCTATATTGTCGAAGTAAGTCGTATGGATATGAAGTACATTCGGATGGGTGGAAATCTGTACCTGGACACCGTCAATCTCCACCAGCCGGTGGGTATTCTCGATGTATTTCTTGTAGATGAAGTGGTTCGAGTCACAGGGATTCATGATAATGATTATCCGGTTCTGGATTCCCTTCTTACGGATGGAGAGCATAATCTTGTCAAACTCTTCCTCACTGGTCCATTCCTCCGCTTCATCGCAGACAAAGGTGGTGATACCCTGAATTGATTTTAGTTTAGCAGTCTGATTCCCGGAAGAAGTCTTGATACCACGGAACATGATACGGCTGCCGGTCATCCGGTTTACTATATCGGTTTTGGTGGTCTTGAAATACTTCGTGGTTCCATCCAAATCTATCTTTTCCATCATCTCTGGAATGATAGACATCCCGGCAGATACCATCGTATAACGGGTGTATAGAATCTGGTGGACTATCTTCTCTGTGGGAGTCATTTCGAATGTCAGACGCTCAATGAAGGTAGAAGCGTTGAAAGACTTCCCCGAGCCACGGCCACCGGTGATAAGGATGATAAACTTCTCGCTATCGGTATATAACGGATGATATATTGCTTGGGGTACAATCATTTCAGTTTGTCTTTAATCCATGAGTCAATAGAAATTCCGTGGTCAATATCCTTTGGAATATCTGCGTCTTCGTCTTCTCGGTCTCCAAAACCTTCTTTTCTTCCTAATGTGGAAAGTAAATAGCGAATCATATACCCATCTGGACGTTCACGCCATCCGATAAAGTTCCCATTTTCATCTTTCTCAGGGATACCAAGCGCAAGTACACGTGCAGATACAAGGCATTCATCTACCAGAGAACCTCTTTCGTCGGTGATAGCATCTTTGAACTGGCTGTCTGCTCTGGCCCAATCATACACGGTTTTTCGGGTTACATTGAATACAGCAGCAACTTTAGAGAGATTTCCACCTGTTTTATGAAGGACCTCTCTGAATTTCGATATGTCTGGCTTCTTTCCCATGCGCGCGTATCTGTTTACTTTGGTTACTCTACACCAAATTCTATTCTATTCATAAATTCATTTCCATCAATGTACCGCTCATCAAATCCGTAACCAAACATCTCCATGAAATTTGCTCTTTCTGTTGGGCTATTAAAGGACAGCACTACATAACTCAGCATTCCGTTATCTTTCTCAAAGCTGTTTTGATTACTAATTCTGTCTTTTATCTTTTGTACTTCATTGTGACGTGCAATTTGATTTTCTTTTGAATCCTCATAAAAATTATTGGAACGGTTAATGCCTTTATTTTCATCACCATCTTTAGTAGCTTCATCTATGGCTGATAATGAATCATCCAATATATCTTCCTTTCTCCAAATATCATCATTAATAGAAAAGTCTAAATCACCAATTCCGAGCATATTCAAATCGAAGTCATTCAGTCCGGCAAGGCTATAATCAATACCATCAAGCATATCTTTTAGCATATCTGAATCAAATTCGCCCTGTACATTTCTATTGTTCATAAAGATGTTCTGCTCTTTTTCAGTCTTTTCGTCCATGTGAACTACTTCAACGCGAATCAAATAATCATTGTCCTTTGTGTCGGGATTATATTTATTCACTTCATCTATAACTGAAATACGTTGATGACCAGAAACAAGGTTGCCAGTAACCTCATTCCATACAATTCCACCAAGTAATCCTACACGCTTTAGGTTTGCTTTCAGGCTCTTTCTTGCTTCCTGTGTTATTTTGCGAGGATTGTAGTCAGCGAAGTTTATATCGCTTCTACGTATTTCTCTACTTTCCGGTTGAGTTATTTTGTTCTCTTTCATAATCGAATATTAATTTCTCAGAATATGGGAACTCTTCCAAAATACGTTTATAATCATTGGGATATTTACTACGCATTAATAGCATTGTGGTTAAGTCAATGGTAAAACCTTGACTTATGGCATTTGAATCATAGATAAAAGGCTGTATTAACCCTCTTTGCCTAATATACTGAAGCACTTCCTTATTCGTCCACAATGCGAGAGGATAAACCATACCTTTGTCTGTTATATAACCGGACTTCGCAAACTTCTTTAAGCGCATCCGCTTCATATAACCATCTACACCCTTCATACCACTGAAGCCGTATTTGATACCTGTTTCTTCTCTTACCGCCTGCTCTATTTCGCCTATTTTTCTCGGTTTTACTGAGTTGTCAGGCTCACGAAAGAAACCACATGAAATGTAATAGTCACGCTGAAAATGTTCTATTTGGCGTACTTCAACATTCTTGTAGTGATTTTCTGCCCATCTGATATAGGGCTGCACGTGGTCTAAGTCAGGTATCAAGTACATATAATAGCATATAACCTTATTGAATACACCTGCAAGCATATCCAACAAGGCTATACCATCTTTACCACCAGCAGAATAATACAATACAGCAGTATCCGTCTTTTCTCGGATACTGCGTATTATCTGCATAGAGAGTGCATACTTGTTCATTATTTGCCTCCTGCACCAGCAAAGGCGGCATTCAAGTCATACCGTCTTTGCTCTCTATTACCTAACTGCGTTGCACTGGCCGTATTTCTACGGTTTGCAACCAATCTACCGCCCAAGCCTGCACCGTTCATGTTCTGACGTGGGCCAGCTACTCTGTTAATTACTCTTTGGACTCGGCTTAAAATTTTAAATTAAACATTTAATGTTAAACATTCTCTGTACTTATCACTTTGCCAAGATGATACCATACTTGGCTTATAAGATATTCTACACCGTTTTCAACTCTTACAAGGTCATTGCCTTCTTCATCGGTAAAAATTACATATTCGGCTGACTTAACTTCTACGGTTAGACGTGGTGCATCTTTGCGCCTGCCGTTTATCAGATACAAGGCATCATATTTAACTGGTACAACCTCTATGTTTTCGCCATCGTCAGGTATATCCTCTTGCCTTGTATAGTCTATCCCTTTATGTCTGAAATAAACATATTTCTTTACATTTGAGGGGTAAACATATCTGTGTTCTACATCTTGTTTACCGTTTAGGATGTCTTGAAAACATTCTTTGTTAATCTGTAATGTCAATACTTTCATAATCGTGTAAATTTAAATGTCAGTTGCGGGGACGTGAATCGAACACGCGACCTCTACCAAGTCAAAGTAGCAAGCTACCACTGCTCCACCCCGCGATAGTACCTTTATTACAAAGATACCTAATTATGAAGACAATTTTTAATACCAATTCAACGCATACGAAACATTAAGCCAAATGTTTGCTATTTAGCCATGCGTCACGTTTCTCCCTACACTTTTCCAGTGTTGGCGCACAACAAGTAAACAACTCACCTGAATCTGTTTTGTAATCGTACTGATACATTTTTATTCTTTTGCCTCTTAATTTGGTAGTATAGGTACAATAGTTCTCACTGCCAGGTTGACATACGCTACAACCATTTACGCTTATTGATTTCATAGCCATCTTAAATTATCCGTTTACAACTTCTGGTATCTTATAATAGTCACTTTTTGATGCTTTACCTTCGGTTATCCAACCTATACCCACCCAGCATTTTATTTCACCGTCATGAATCACTTTGTAATCTGCATCTACGACTTCCTTTGGTGGGTTTACACTCATCTTTATGCTTTTTACATCTGATGCTTTAACTGTCAGCTTTTCTCTTCTCATAATCATCTTAAATAGTGATAGCCCGAAGGCTACCGGGTTTATAACCAAAGTTTCTTTGCTAGATCGAAATTCTTTTGGGCTTCGTTTACCGCTTTCTTTGCATACGTCAACGAGTATGAGTGCTCACGTGGATATTTGCCGGATTTCAGCCCCTCATGATACTCTCTAGCTGCTGCTAATTTATGCTCATAATAGTCCACGCTTTCAGGCATTGAAAGGTTTATAGTATCAGCTTTATTTGTCCAATACTGAGCTATTCTTTCATGCTCTCTGGCTTTCTCGTCAAACTCTACACTCTTTCCCATATTATGCCAGGCATCTTCAATGGCTTTTCTGTGTCGTCTTTCGCTATGATGGCCGATTTTAATAGGTTCACCCAACGAGAGAAAATCGCTGTCTTTATTTGACGCTTTGAAGTATTCTTCACTCTTTCGTTCTGCAGTGGCAGCCCAATCCAGCCGGCGTTCTGCCTTTCGCTTTACCCATTCTTGAACGTTAAAGCCATCAGCGCGAACTATCGAATAATAGTAGAAGCCATCACGTTCAAATATCAGATTAAACACTATGCTTTCATTCTCTTTACCGTATTTGGTGGTTACAAGAATGGTTTCACCTTTTTCATGCTTAGCATCGCATTTAGCAAGAAATACGTTTGGACAAAATTTGTAATATGTATTCATAATCGTGTAGGGGATTATGCAGGGCATAAGCCCTGCTGGTTAAACTTATGCTATATTCAATCTTTTAGCTCTCATTTCATTAAGTTCTTTAGCCGTTTTATTGGCTGCTTCTTCGGTGGTTTCTAAAGAAGCCATACTCATGTCATAGCCGTCTATTACTAAATAGTAGCCTCTTGACTTCTTCACATAAAACTCATTTGCCTTATGGCTTTTCATGTAGCTTGTTGTTCTCATAATTTTCTTATGCTGTGGCAACCCCCGAAAGGCTGCCGGTTAAACTTATTTGTGTGACTCTCTGAAATCAAGTTCTACAATCTTGTGATATTTGTATATCTCATACAGACCAGTTTCACACCCCATAGCTGATGCAAGTCTTACAGCCTCTTCTAAAGCTATCATTACGTCTGAGCTTGCGTCAATAGCTTCATCCTTTGCCTTGTTGTATTCTCTATTATTTACTGCTGAATCCTGAACCTTTTCAGCTTCTTGTATTCTTTTTAGAGCTTCATTGATAACTCTGATTTGAGCCTTAATCTCTTTGATGTAAACATTGTTTGTTGTCTTCATAATCGTATGTGTTTAATTCGATATTGTCATGTCGTTTATCACATTGCAAAGATACATCTTAATATCGTATCCGCAAATCAAAAACGACATTTGATTACCGTTTTAATACTATTTAACGATACTATAATATCGTGTTATATGAGAAAAAACTACATTTGTATACACGATTATAATATTATTATTTATGGATTTAAAAGTAAAAGACCTTATCAAGCAAAAAGGCATGACAATGCAACAATTTGCTGAAATGTTAGGAGTGACAAGAGATACCCTAACAAGAAATATCAACGGAAATCCAACATTAGAAACTTTAGAGCGTATCGCGAATGCTTTAGAGGTTGATATTGCAGAACTGTTTGTGAGAAATACACCTGATTCAGAAGTAAACGGTTATGTTAAAGTGAAAGGAACTCTTTATGAAGTTCACTCTTTTGAGGATTTAAGAAAGTTGCTGGAATTGAATGTTTAACAAACAAAAGAATATAGCATTATGAAAAAAGTTTTATTTATGATGGCTGTTGTATTTTTAGCAATTACAGCCAATGCACAAACTAACAAACAAGAAGAATCATCCAAAAGCGAAACGGTTCAATTACTGCAAAAAGATGGTGTCCTTTTGCGCAAAGACTTTTACGACATAGGGAAAGTAGGAGGTGTAACATTCCAGAATATTATTATAACTGACATGTCAACAGGAGAAAAAACAGGAGCTTTACGTCTTGAAACATATTATTATTCATCTTCTTTAGGAACTGATACTTATATAGGAACCCTTGATTTTGATGAGCTTGAAGGTTGTATAAAATCTTTGACATACATAAAAGACAATGTGATTACTTCACTACCTGAAATTTATACTGAATGTGAGTATAAAACTAAAGATGGTGTAAGATTAGGAGCTTATGTTAGAACAACTAAAAAAGAAAGAGATTGGCGTATATATATTCAAACTCGTAGTTATACAAATCGCTCTCAAGAATTTTTGAGTTCAGATAAATTAGTAGAAGTTATATCACTATTAAATAAATCATTAGAGAATCTAAAAGCTCATTTATAATAAACATAAAGCCGGAAACATAGTGTTCCGGCTTTTCTATTATCTTACAATTTTTAATCGAAACATTTTTTTATCCTTTTCACAGAAATCTTGAATTATATCAATAGGAAGTTTAAAAGCTTTAGACAAATCATTCATTGTATATCCAAGTTCTGTTTTAAATAAAGAATAGGCCTCATAGAAAACAGATGGCTCATCTATCTCCACATTTATAGGTTCATGCTTAGTATAACCTCTTCTGCTAAGTTCTATATAAAAATACTTATATTTATTTTCATCTATACATGCTAATTCTTTGGCCCTTCTAATAATTGAAGCCATTGATGTAAGCCAATATTCTTTCAATGGAGCCAAATAGTTCAAACGTAAATTTCTAAGAGACGGCTTGATAGACTCGGAAGGCATTAAAAATTCTGCAGCAAATCTAAAAGCCTCATTCTCTTTGTCTCTATAATCTGGAATTGGATAGTTAGGAGACAAATGCATGATAATATGTCCTAATTCATGTGCTATTGTCAATCTTTTATGGTCATTGCTAAAATTCTTATTTAATACTAATACAAATGCTCCTTTATCAGTTGTGAATGACACTCCATCAAAAATATCTTCGTCATAGTCTTTTTCTACTATAATAACGCCATATTTTTCCAATAAAGTACAGATGTCCTTTACCGGTTCTGAATCCGGAATTCCCATATATCTACGTGTAAATTTCGCTGCAGACTCAGGAGTATAACCTTCTTCAAGGTCAATAAATCTTAGATTCATTTCAGGAAATTCAATAGAATCAGACATTTCATCTACTAAATATCCAATAATTTTATTTGAGTAATCGATGTGACAACGATCCTTTTTACTGATTCCGCTTCTTCTTCTATAGTGGGCATTATCGACATTATTACCTATCTTTACATTGTAAAATTCTTCAGGAAAGCCCAAAAAGTCAATAATCCGTTTCACAACATCAGCAGATAATATTCCCAATCCTTTTTCAAATTTAGACAAATTGGATTGCGATAAGCCCGGAATTTTTGATGCTAATTCTGTTTGTGAATAGCCACGATATTCCCTGACAAATGTTAGCTGCTTATAATTGAAATTCATAATCGTATGTTTAATTTCCAATTTAAGACTGTGGTCTTAAATATTATTACTATAAAAACATCCAGTGGCAGACGGGTTAATAATTTATGTTATTTATTCTCGGCTGTTTTGGCTTTATTAGCACCTTTCAGTGATACAGATGCTGCAGGAACAGACGGTTTCAAAACAACTGTCGGTTTCAGACCTTCTGTAGCAGGTTTGTTTATAGCCCATTTAACCTTGTTTTCATCTATATAAACCAGCTTTGGGTCAACTAATTCACCAAATTGATTCTTTTTGTAACCAAAAAACAAAATAGGAGCTGTTGGGTCCTCGTCGTCCTGAAACAATCTCCCTTGCAATTGGTTCTCTATCGAATCAGTCATTTTTGTACGTATGTTCATCGGCATATCATTCTTATCCAATTTCTTGAACAGAATTATATATCCCTTCACATAAAGCATGAATCTGCCATACTTTCCAGTTTTCCAATCTCTACTAAAATACTTCTGTATTGATTGTACTATTTTGACATTCAACAAGTGTGCTTCAAATCCTCTCATACGAGCTTCTGGAGGAGTTAGCACTATCTCTTTATTATACTGTTTTACTGCACCTCCGTATGCTTCAAACAGTTTTGTGAGAATTGAACCTAGTTCAATTTCACATTCTTTTGCGCTAATTATACGCTTCCTCTTTTGTTTTTCTGTAAATTTGCAATTCATTAATTAATAAAAAAATTATGTCCACCACTGGACTTGAAGAAATCTCTGTTGCAGCAGAGATTTTTTCTCCAGCAAAGATATATAATTTTTCTTGAAAGTTGTATATAATTATCTCGAAAAATTGTATTTTACATCTTGGCGGTAGTAATATCATTCCACTTCTACTTGATTAGTCCTTTGACCTTCAACCTTTCTAAAATTTGGTTGTAAAGATACTCTATATCCTGTCTGAAATCCTTATACTGCTGATAGATAAAGGAAACATCAGCGATATTGTTCGATATTACACATGGGGAGACATCTGGGAACACACCGGAAATCTCTGCGCGGATACCGTTCGGCAGCCGTCCGCCGGCAAGCACACTAGGGGCGAACAAGAACAACACGATAAAGAGGAACTTCTTTCGCTGGGTGACGCTCTCAGGATTGGGCGGGCAATCCATTCCGGAAAGTATCTCTCTGAACCAACCGTAAATCTCCGGGATGAGAGTAAAATCAGTCAGAATAGGGGAGGATAACTCCTGCTCACGTTCAGATAATCTTGATTTCTGTTCACGTATTGATTTCAACTCCACGATTGATGAAAATTCTTTTGTCATAGCGCGATTTATTTAGTTGGAAATTCTTATATTTGCATCATAATCGTGTGGGGGAGTTGGCTTCTAATCGTGTGGGCTGGCTCCCTTTTTCTGTTCAATAGATAATTTGTTGTATGTATGAAAGATTTTGATAGAATAGTAAATAATCCTTTATTAATAAGAGTCCTAAAGAAAGGGAGTAAGGTCATTAGAGTAAGACTGCATAATAAGGAGAATGATTTATTTCGTCACAAGTCAGAAGTCTCATATGCCCCTGCAAAAAACACTAGTTTAATGAGGGCTAATTTCAAAAATGAGCCAATGTTTTATGGAGCTATTTTTTCCGAAAGCCTGAAAGATGACGGTGTACCACGATTAACTTGTTTACTTGAAACGCATAAAGGAGTCAGTGATGATAATTATATTGGAATTAGAGATTTAACCTATTCTGCCTGGAGAAATAAGCGTGATATAAATCTTTTTGTCATTCCTATTTTTGATAGTTATGAAAATCCACCAGTTGATTTTGTTTGGTATTTTGAAATGTGGAAACATTTAATTCAAGAATATAATCTCAATGATGATGACATTATTCTTTTGAAAGAACTTTCTCAAAAATTTGCATTTGTGCCAACAAACCCAGATGAAGAGAAAGAATGTTATTCATACACAGCAGAATTTACAAAGAAATTACTTGATTCTTTCCCTCAAATAGACGGTGTAATGTATCCTAGTTCTAAACTTGGAAAAGATGGAATGGGTATAAATGTTGCTATTAGACCTAGTGTAATAGATGAAGATTTTGAGCTTATTGGTTGCTCTCTTTGTAGATTCTTTAAACGTAGTAAGTCTCAACAACTGGTTTTAACATATAAAAGAGGTAAAGTGCAAAGTAATGATGCCATATCATATAATTTGGATAAAGAATATTATAGAGATTTAGATCTTGTCAATCAAAAAGACCCATCTTTTGAAATCAAAAAAATGGAATTTAACTATTAACCAATACATTAAAGGTCATCTTATATTAGTGCTTTGTGAATACCCGGTAACTGTTTTGTGGCGGTGACCGGGTATTCACAAAGCACTGACAAGGACTGTCAGTGGATTATTTGTCATGGTTCTTGTAATATTACAGAAACGCAAAATACTTAACACATGGAAGCTATAGCACAATTTCTATCTTCTTTAAAAGAAAATGAAAAATCAATCATCATAACAATAATTGCAAACGCTTTAACAATATACATGTTATGCTTTGTCGGAATAGAAGAGTTTAAAACATATTTATGGTATCAACAAATCATAATACCATGTTCACTTTCTATCGCATACACTACAACCTTTTATTCCATTATCATTAGTATATTAGGTATATTCTTCATCTTTAAAGGTTGTAGAGATATTTGTTCTTTTATGATGGAAGATAATTATAAATGGTTCTTTTGTATTTTCTCATTAGCGAACTGTTCAACATTATTAGAAGTTGCATCAACACTTATAGATAAATCTCACCTTTTTTGCATATTCAATATCGCACGAGGAACTGGCTTTGTTATATTAGGATTTATGACATTGCTAATAATAAAAGCAATCATCGGTTTTTTTGTTAAAGACAAGAGAACTCCCAAAAACTAAGTTTCCCTTTCACATTCAGAACAGGCTTGTCAAACAGAACCGCATCCTTCAGCACCCAGTTCCAACAACCTTTCTCAGCCCAGACTGAAGGATGGTTCTGTACGCAGTCGGCTATAACCACGCTGCCGATGATGGCACCTTTTGGGAATCCGTCATACGTACAGTTAAAAATCAAAGATTGTGATTTCCGCCTGATTATATCATATTGCAAAAAGCTGTATCTAAATACAGGTTTACTTGATGAAGCATGTATTAGCACTCTTTGGCCGATATACTTCTGAGGACACTTCCAAGTCCGGTTCTCGATGTCTTTAATACCGTGGGCGATTAGACTCGCCCACGGCTGTTTAATGGAGATTGCTTTCATTTTTTGTTTTCTTTAGTTCTTCTATAAGTTTATCAGCTGAATAAATAGCAATTTTTATCGGAAAATCTTTATTTGTAGAAGTATTGCAAAATGCAGGATTGCTTAATACCCCTTGCATAGCAGCCTTTGCTATTTCGTATCTGCGCTGTTCCCAATCCGTATTATCCCAATCAGTAATGGTAAGATACGTTGCAGGAATGTAATGCATACTTCCTTCAAACTCGCAAAGGTAACACATACCGTATGGCGCATTAAGCACATCGGCTGCATCTGCTTCCATGCCTTTAATAATTGTTACTTCTGTACCTTCTGATACTATGTTATAGTCCCAACCCCATCCTTTTGTTAGTTTTGCTTTCATATTTCAGTCCTCCAATAAATCCAGTATTTGATAAAGCGCTGATTCAAGTGTAGCAACCCTATCCTCCATGTCGACCTTATAGTCTTCGAGTTCTCCATCTTCATAGAGTGTATTACATCCCTCATCTTTTGAAGAGGAATATTCGATAGATTTATGACATATTGAAGATATATTGTTTAATACTTCGTCTACAGATTTTCCACCTACAGTCACTTCAACTGTAGTGGAAATTTTTGTCTCAACCTTTTTCATAATTATCATTTTTTGTAATACTCAACAATCGTTTTATTCAATGCTTCGATGATAGCAAATGTCAGTGTAACAGGCATTTCACTTGTAACCATCTTCTTTATGTACACTTGACCGTCCCTGTATTCAAGAACAGTATCAAGCTCAATTATTACACTATCTTCATTCATAGTATCTCCTTTCTGTTACAACTTTTAATTCTGTGAATACCTACACATCTACCGGGCTTCATACCCTTCCGGTGGTATAGCGCATAGGTACAATAAAATTCCTTAAATCCTTTCAGCTCTTTTACATAAAACCACTTACAACCGTGACATTCAAATGGTTTCATGATTTATCCTCCAGCAATTCAGGGTTATCAAAAATGTTACCGATTACTATAAAACTATCTTCACGCAGCCACTCTCCTAAAGGTTTAACTCCTAAACATTTATTATCAATCGAAATACACCATGCGCCAAGATTTATATTCCAGTCAACAAGACAATTATATTTGTTTTCCTTACATTGAAGTTGAATAATGTCACCCTCGTAAATATCATTTCCATTCTTGTCATGCAATCCAGTAAACTGGCCGATAGTGTCAATATCTACAATACAATCTCCATTACCGTCATATATACACATAACTTTTTTATTTAAAATATTAGCATAAGATAAATAGCCGTATATCCAACCTATTTTGTTTTTCGCTCTGAATTTAATTTCTATGTTCATAATTATTCCTCCGTATTAGGTATTAAGTCTTTAATGTATGCCCATTTTAAAAGACCCATGTCTTTAACATAATCATCCCATACAAAAGGTTCATCTTCGGAAGGGTATATACCATCGACATGATAAGCATGTACAACGTTTTCATAAAGGAAATATTTGTCATATTTAGGTTCTTCTTTTGCATCATGCCATACGCCGTTAACACGCCATTTAGCACCTTCCATGAAATCCACTACAGAATATGGCTCAATACCAGATTTGCGATTACGATTTACATCACCTGCATATTTGTACGCTGCTCTCTTTATATCATCATTTGTCATAAATCATCCTCCTTTCCATCTATCCCAGCAGCCACCACATGACTGCCAGGAACAGGTAATACAATTTCGTTTTCATTGATTATTTCTCCTTCTTTCAACTAATAATTCTAACCTCTTCTCACACTCAGCACATTCGAGTTTCTTGCGCTCCAGCTTTTCCCGGAACTTAACCAGTTCCTCGTCCGTATTCTCGTCAAAGAACATGTTGTTCTGACGGTTGTGCTCGATGTACTCATTCATCTTGCGTTCTGCTTTTGTTATCTGGGCTTTTGCGGATATAAGTTTACTAAGACAGCCGTTAACCTCCATAGATTCTCCAGAACGCTTGTCATAGAAGTACAGGCTTGTAGATACAATCTGTTTGGGGTATTGGCACTGTAATTTCGCCATCCTCCATCTGATTACCCATTGGTACCGGAAATACATCTCACGGGGAAGATTGTAGTGATATAAGCTTACTTGTTTTTCTGCATATCCGTAGTAAATAGTTACTTCAACCCATTGCTCAATCTTCAGTTCCCTTTCAGCTTTGGCCAAATCCTTATCCATCTGGAACCAGTCGCCCATACTTTCTTGCTTTCCCATATCATATCGTTGTTACACAATCAAAGTCTTTCCCATACATGATATAGGCTCCACGTTTCCGGAGTTCGGCCACCAGCTGCTCGTTAGTGTATCTGGCCAGCCGACCATGAAGCCTGTCCTGCTTTCTTCTTTCAGACGTGTGTCTGCTCTCACATAACCGGCACCTGCTGGTGTAATGGGTGCCGGATTTCGTTTCATAGGCACGGAACTTTTTTTCCGGAAGGTTCCGGCCACACTCGATACAAACCTTCATGATGCAGACCTCCTTATCAGTCCCATGTTACGGTTTACCAGTTCGATAATCTTATCATGGTAATCACTCGTTTTATTGCAAACTGCACGGCTTTGGATTATCTTGAAAGTTTTCAAGTTTACTTCTATTGTTTCTAATCGTTTCCCATTCTTCTGTGCTGTGAGAATAAGGCAATCTTTACGCCTGTAATATTCATTTTGATATACACAATGGTGCATTGCCTTTCCTTCCAGGTAGAACTGGGTAACACTTTCCAACGGACGGATTACGATACCCTTATCCTTGATTTCCATTCCCAGAAACGGCTGGATTCTTTTGATGAATGACAGAATATCCTGTTTCATTCTGAACATTCGTTCAATCCTTTCCTTTCGTTTCTGTTCAGCCCGAATCTTCGCTTCTATCTTTCTCTTCTTCTCAACCAGCTTGTCATGCTCTTTCTTCAGGTTCTTAGGGCATACATAGTGAGCGTTATGTGTATCAAGGTGGAAATAGTCAAGCAAACGAAGATAATCATCATACATGGAACCATCCTTAATGATGTATCCGTTACGGTTGCAGATATTCACTGCCCACGGATGAGAAAGTCCACCCCGGCGCATGTAGAACTCCAGCATACCATACTGACGCGTCTTGATAAGCATTTCAGCATATCTATTTTCACCTAACAAGGCACGTATCAACACTGCCGGAGTAACACCATGAAACGAAGTGCGAAGGCCATTTCTGCGAAGAATCGGAAGCACCTTTACTTTCGGATACACATAACCGTCAATGTCATATGAATGTGGATAGTATATATTTCCGCTCTGCTTGAGACTCATGTCTGTAGTATGAATCCAACCTCTACACCCCATATTCATAGCTTTGGCAATAACAATCTCTTTGTTGTCAGAAGTTATCCACTGTTGGCATACCTCATCGATGAAATAATATGTGTCACGTTCTTTCCTTGCATACCTGGCTGTGTAGAAGTGACGGAGCACCTGAAAATCTCCCGATGTAGTAACGACTGTCAGATAGCTTACTGCATTATCCTTGGTCTTACGGCTTACCTTCATTTCCAATCTTTCACCGCAGTAAGGACACTTGATGTACCCTTCCTTCTGGCCAGTTACATCAACCCACATCTTTCCACATTCACTGCACCACATTTCATCCTTACAGTGATAAGCGTTATGTGGAAAGCAATGCTTCTTTCCCCATCTTATCTGTGCTTCTGTTATCGCTGGCAGCTTACTGCTCAATTCAGCCACCAGCCTTTCACGTTTTGTCCTTGGTCTCATAGTTCTCCAAATAATGAAAGTTGCAGACTGTTATCATCACCTCTCTTGCGTTTCGATTGCGGCTTTAATTGTGGTTTTGATTGCTCTGCTTTTGCAGGTTCAGAAGCCGGAGCCACGACTTCCACACGTTCCTGCACCTTGTCCACCTTGATGTCATCCTCGTCGTAGTAATGGACAGCCCATCCGTATACGGTTGCATCATCCACCCCGACTGCATTTCCTTCCTTTGCCAGCTTCCTGGCTTTCGAGTAGATATACTTGATACATTCCTCGATACTCTTGTTCGCTTTCCTGTAGGTTTCGGCAAAGAGAGAATCAGTCTTTGCACGATTCTCCAAATACGCCTGGATTGTTGTTTCAAAATTTGAACTTGACATAATAGTATTTCTTTAGTTCCACCTTTGAGGTCGATTGTTGATTCTCTCCAAGTAAGCGGCTATCTTCTTCTCCGCATCCTCACCGTTGCGGACGAAAATTCTCGTCCGTGTCTTGTCGCCTGGGATAGCTACGTACCTTCCATGTTTCTCCAATTCCCGATGCTGGGCGATTTTCAGTTCGGTTCCAGAATGGTTCTTCTCCAAATCCACTTTACGTGGAAGCATTGGGTCATTTTCCGTTATCATTTTGCAAGATATTTGTTGATTATGTTACTCACTACAAGTCCGGCTTCATCACACATCCCGGCAAAGTTGTCAGACAGTGAAGCGTTTTTCTCTTCATCAGGTATTCGTACTATGCTTCTCAGTTCTTTCAGTACGCACTTTACCTGAAAAACTACCTGAGCATCTATTCCTTTTGATTCAAGTTCAGACTGGAACTCCAGTGCCGCACCCTCAAGTAAGTCTGAATAGATGAACAGCTTGTGCATCTTACGAAGCATTTCTACCTTGAACTCCGGTGTATAGTCCTGAAGAAGCTCTCCCAAGGAATGCGGTTCCAGCTCTCTTTCAAGGGAGTCAATCTTGCTCTTGATTTTCTGTGCTTTGGCAAAGTTCATGGATGAAATCAAGGCGATATACTTCTTTCTCAGCTCATTGAGCTTTCTTTCTGATTCTTGTCTTGTCATTTCTCTACTTTTCTGATGATTAAATACTTTGGCTCACCCTTGCGGAGATTGCTTAATGTCTCTTCGTCAACCTCTGCTTCTGTGAGTCCGTTCACGTTCATGTATTGTGGGAGACGGTATTTCTCACGTAGTCTCCTGATCAGGTTCCAGTCACGAGTTACCCAGTTGATTGTGATTTTCATATCATTTTCTCAGGCTTTCACCGCTGAAGAGGACGGTTTTTGTTATAGCTCTCAGCCGGTCAATGGTTCTTTCCCCATACTTCTCTCTCAGCTCGTCTATCGTGAGGTTGGTAGTCAGGATAAGAAGCTTTCCTTTCTTCTCGGCTTCGTCTGCCAGTTCGGCGAATGCAAGCCTTTTTTCGCCGTATTTGACGCTAAGATTCTCTGTCCCTATATCGTCAACGTAGATGATGTGTTTTTGCTTCACGGCGTCCAAATCTGCATTCATCTGCTGTGCATCGTAGCAGCTTACCACCTTGCGGCAGTAATGGTTAAGAACCAAAGGAAGAATCTTTCCGCAGATAAGGGTCTTTCCGCGTCCGCAGTTGCCGAAACACAGAAGTCCGCGACCTTCATTGCCGGCCAGCCAGCCTGCCACTTCTTCGTACTCAGGAAGCCATCTGGCATTTTCTCCAGTGAAGTACCTGATACCGGCCCAGAGAACTCTTTTGGCATCCGGAACGGTTACCTGTACGACGTTAGGAATAGGGGAGAAGTCCGTATCTTTGAGCCGTTCGATTGTCTGTTGAAAGTTTATCTGTTCCATGTTTACCAGCCTTTCTTGTATTTTTCCGGTGAATTATCCTTCAGAACTATACCTACATCTGTTTTTGAAAGAGCTTTTTTCTTGGCCTGAGAAACTATCTCATTAAATTTTGAGTTGATGTTTGTCACGCTAAAATTCTCGAATATCCAACCTTCTTTTATGGATAAAAGCAAATATTGAAGTGCATACAGGATTGATTCATCGGCGACATCCATCTGCTTCTGTTCCCGTTGGAACTTCAGTTTTTGAAGCAGCTGGGACATTGCTCCTGCATCCTTGGCCGTCCAGTAATAATCACTTCCGAACAACTGTCTGTAATAGGTTTCAAAAAGGGAACGGGCTTTATAATTAATACCCTCCCCCTTGGGGGGTGTGGGGGGAATATTATCATTAACAGTTTCTTTATCTTTCTTTTTCTTATTGCCCTTACCTTGCCCCAAATCTTCAATTTTTTCGGCCATTTTTTGCGACATTGCCCTTAGCTCTGCCCTTAGTTCGCCCATAGACACCTTTAAATCGCTGATTTCTTTACTGTTGTCTATGCCCTTATCTTTGTCCTTGGGCTTGTCCTTGATAGGATTGTAGTCATCGTAATTGCATAAGGTTATGACAGTCATGCCCTGTTGGTTACAGGTTGTAATCATCCCCTTCTTCTTCAGTTTGGACAGGAAATATCTGACCTTCTTCTCAGACCATTTCCAACGCTTCATCAGAAACGATATGGATGCTGGATATTGACCTCTTGAATAAGAGATTTCCCGACCTCCGATGAGTTCGCTGTACGCCTCGCCGGTTGCATCAAATCGTGCTGACTGAATCAAGTCAAGCCACGCTTCGCATTCCGAAAACTCACGGGCTACTTTCCACATTTCATTCGAGAAAAACCTGCGGCTTAGCCTCAAAAATCCTTCTTCCATAGTTTCAGAATCTTACGTTAGTCAACTGTCTGCTATTGGAGTACACGGCCCATTTGCCGTTTCCGCTATCCACCAGGCGTAAATCCTTGACTTCGCCAAATCGTTTCAAATTCCCGCAAAGGTCAACGATCCAGCCAGCCTCCTTGTTAGGATGCGGACGGATAGCACGACCGACTATTTGGTACCATAGAGCTAAAGACATCGTCGGACGGGCCATGACAATCGTATCTAGTTCAGGATAGTCAAATCCGGTAGTAAGTACACCTACATTGGCTACCACCGGAATTTCTCCAGCCTTGAACGCTTCAAGGATATGTTCACGTTCTTTTTTCGGTGTTTCTCCTGAAACGATGGCTGTTCCGGGAATAGACCAGGTAAGACGTTCTGCTTCCTTCAAAAAACGGGTGAAAACCAATATTCCTTTTCGTTTTACACCGCTCTTGGGATTCATAAGCCTTTGGACGATGCTCACCAGAAACCCGTAGAAGTCGATACGTTCATATTCTTTCACTACAGACTTGTCCGTGTAGTCGGCTCCGGTAGTATTCACCTTCAGATTAAGTTCGTTCCATCCCAAAGGATTCATCGGATAATAGTTCAGCTTCGAAAGATACCCCATATCCAATAGAGTAGAGATTTGAACCTGATAGATTACTTCAGAGAACACGCACGGGCGTGTGCGTGTGATGAACTTCAACATGCTGCCAAAATCCCTGCTTGATGAAAGACGGTAAGGCGTAGCCGTCAATCCAAGGACTTTACATTTCAGCATCGAAAGAAATCTCTTGTACATTCCGTCTTTCGGGTTAACCAGATGGCACTCGTCGATGATGATATTCTGAAAATGCTGGAAAAGTTCCGGATGGTTGACCACGCTTCCGATAGTGGCGAAAGTTATTCTTGAAATCTCCTTTCGTCCGAATGAGGCAGAGTAGATGGAACAATCCAGAATACCATACGAACAGAGCTTCAGATAGTTCTGTTCGAGTATCTCCTTACTTGGCTGGAATACCAACGTGTGCCCTTCAAGGCGACTGGCGATGTCGGCAATCACAAGACTCTTGCCGGCTCCGGTAGGCAGCACCATGATGGCATTGTTCTTCTTGGCCCTGTTAGCAAAGAAGCTGACAGCTGCATTACTGGCCTTCTGCTGGTAATCCCGTAAAACATAACTCATAATCCTTTCTCCTTACTCAGTTTGTCTCCCAAAGCCTTGTAATACTTGGTGAGTTCGATTAATTCAAAATCAGTCCATTTCTTCGCCTGGCTTGCTCTCCATGCCAGCTTATCGAATCGTAGCTGTCCGATTTTAGCTTTCAGGTTCTTTTCATATTGTATCAGATGGTCGGCACTAAAACGGTTACACGCCCGGCATTCTGCGTGGGCGTTATCCTCGTCAAAGCGTGTAGCCATGTGGCGGCGCGAATGGAAGTGTCCGCAATCTGCCTGTTCGTATGGCTTTATCTGACCGCATGAGATACAACGGAAATACCCGTTTGGCATACAATCACGAAGCCGGATATAGCGGCTGAAAACTTTATCGAGTTTGGCCACTAAATCCGGCTTCTTCTTAATCTTGATACCTGCCTTGTCAAATAACGACAAAGGCTTTTCTTTCTTCTTTTTAGGTTTCTTGATGTAATACGGCATAATTCATAATTTTAGTTTGTGGTACCGGCAGGATTCGAACCTGCATGAGTTGTCAGTTCTTTGCATCTATGGATTGACCGTCCAATCATTGAGCATAGCGTCTACCAATTCCGCCACGATACCAGGTACCCGTCTTTCCGGGCTGTCAGTTAATCAACATAAGCCATCGAGAACTCTTTTGGAATAAATCTTCCTACTGGAATAGGTTTAGCTGATTCAATAGAGGTATGAATATCTTTCTTCTCGTATTCATGCCCTTTTTCTTTGGCTTGTTTCTCATATTCTTCCTCTTTGTTTTTAAGCCAATGAGAAATAAGCATCATTGCCCTATCTACATTGAAAGTGTGAACAACAAAGGTTTGCGTTCTTTCCTCTTCATCATCAAAGGTTACTTTGGTTTCAATCTGGTAGAACTTCTTTTCATTAGGCTTTGATTCTTCCTCAGAACTTTCCAAATCCGTTTCATCCAAATATTCTTCTGAGACATTATCAATTTTGCGTTCTTTCAAATTATCAGTAAGGATGATACATGAATCAAACTCTTTCGCCATTTTCAAAGTAAAGCCTGACTGATAGTTTAATTCGATATAGTCTTTTAGGATGGCAATTACATTATCCAATCCGGTAGCATAAAGAAGAAATTTGTATTTCTTATCATCAATTTGGGCTTGTGCGATATAAGGATACAGACATTTGTTTTCATTCTCAAATGCCATTCGTTTTTGGTTGCTGACCTCTACCTCTTTAATCCCATCAGCTTCCATACTGAAACGAATTTGTGCAAGAGTGTCTTGGTCTATCAACGTGCCACGTGTAAAAAGAAGCTCATTTCTTTCGATAGTGATTGTTTCTTGAGTGGCTTCGTCTATAAAATCTTCATTCCATGTTTTATACACACCCTTTGCAAGATACATATTAAGCATCTTTGCCGGGTCTGACGTTACATATCTTAGCTCTGTTTTTCTTGTTTCTATCATATAAACTCTTTATTACGTTCGATTTCTTGTTGTGCAAAAATTAGCATCTGTTGTTCGTTTGCCGAAGGCAGATAGATGCCGGCAACAGATGCGCTCCAGTTACGAAAACGGTCAATGCTCAAAGTCATCTCACCTGTTGTCAGTTCTGCAGAACTTCGCAGATAGGTTACTTCCTTGCCTTTCTTGTTGACCGTCTTTCTCTCAAACAAATCACGGTTGCAAGTCCTTTTGTAGAAGTCTATCTTTGCTTCATCAAGGCTGCAACCGTACTCACTACCGAAATACCCTAAAAGCAGATGCAAATAGCTGTTCTGGGATAGCGTGCGGTTAGGAAGCTTCTTTCTCACTTCCACAACTGCATGCTCCTGGAACAGTTTGTTTACATAAGCCTTAAACTTGGGTATATCGTATTCATTCTTCAGATTGAATATGCTCATAGACTAGAACGGTAAGTCATCTTTGGGATTTCCGTTCGCATCTACATCAGGTGGAAACGCCTGTGCCATGGTTGGCGTTTGTGTCGGTGCCGGTTGCTGAGCTGGCACGGATGCTGTCTGATGCATCGGCTGACGGCCTTCCAGTTTATAGCAGCGGATGGACACCATACGTTTTAGTTGTCCGTCCTGATTTGTCCACTCCCGACCTTGAAGGGAAAAGGAAACCGTTATTACGTCACCGGTTCTGAACTGGTCAAGTTCGGCACATTTGTCACCACTTACTTCAAGTGGCAGGACGTTCTCGTACTGGCTACGTTCACCTGTATAGGGGTCATAGGTTGTGGCATCAAGAATAAATTCACGTTTCACAAACGGGTTGCCACCGCTTTTGGATGGGATTTCTTGGGGCTGGCCGATATAGACCAGCCGCCCGGTTATCTGATTACTCATTTATGATACTTTTAATGTTATACTTCCACATACAGGCGTATCTACAAGATACTTGTCATAGACACCTGGATAATCTCTCTCAAAGGCTTCACGGTCAAATGTCCTTCTGATGGAATCTTTCTTGCGGATGAAAGAGACGCTTTCACCTTTCCATGAATAAGCACCCGCCTTGACCATTTCCTTCATCACACCGTCCGTAAGCTCCTTCTTGCGTTCCGACCAATATTTCGCCTGCTCGGTTATCTCTATGATTGAATCCTCCATTTCACGGTACTTCAAAGGCATGTCAGTCTTAACCGAAGGTACGGCATAAGGGTTTATGAACTTGCGTCCCTCTATTTCGGCTGAGAGCAGTTCAAGGATGATACCGTCATGTATGCGTTCCACTTCCAAAAGTTCTGAAATGCTTCCCCTCAGCCAGATGGCGAACAGCCTTACGGCTTTGCATCCGGGGTTCTGCCTTTCAAACAAATAAGCGTAAATGGACAGCTGCCACCTTACATACTCCTTGTCGAGCTTGTATGTTGTCTTGATGTCACCCAATGAAAATTCGCTGTCACTTTCCCGATATACCTTGTCAATACAGGAAGCGAAGTGCTCGTTGTCCGATACAAGGTATTCGCTCGCTTCATATTGAAGCCCGTAACTTTCTTTTATTTTTTGATAGTTGCGGGCTTCCTCGCTTTCGTGGTCAATACCCAAATCATCCACGAGTTCGCAGACCTCATGCACGAAAGAACCCCTTTCGGCTGCCCTTTTCATTACAAATTCGGGAACGCCCGAATACTTGTCCGGGAACAGTTGCCTCTCAATTATCCCGGTAATGCCTTGCAGGCACACGCCTTCGGGGGTGGTGTAGGTATGTGTGTCCTTGTCGAAAAGGATACTTGATTTAATTAAATCCATTTTTTAACGAGTTTTTTTTCTTGTTTACAATATCAATGAATCTTCTGTCACCTTGCAATACGGTATAGTTCTGCCATATACTTTGCAGGGTTTCCACGGTCTGCGCGGCGTTCACCTCCTGCTCCGCCATCGCGAAATAGTCAGTTTCTTCAGGTGTGGTGACATCCGGGTCTTTCGGCTCTTCGGTGGGGATAAGGAACATTTGCAGCAACGAATATTTCAGCGCGATGCTCATTGCCTTGTTCATACCCTTGTCCCCTGAATCCATCGCTTCTCCGACATTCACCGTCTCAACACAACTGCCGTCTGTAGTTATATACCTGAACTTGACTGTCGCCCTTGTGAATGTATTTGTACCGCCGGATTTCGTCGGCCTGTTCTCTGTAGTAAACCCCTGAACTTCCTGCAGGATGAACACTTCGTTCTTGGCAAACAGCTCGTGAAGTTCGTTCATCACATTGTCTATGCCCCTGAACTTGAATCCCTGCTGCTGGTTCTTCTCTGATTTTGTAATGGCTTTCGTCTCTCTGAGAATGCTGGCCATCTTCCCGTAAATAAGTTGTCCTTCCATAATCGTGTATTTTAATAAATCAATTTTGCATGTTTTATCACATCCCAGGCATTGCAAGCCCATCGGCTGTGTGGCACGCCTTCTTTGGTCTTGTATCTTATCCTTCCGGATTCGCACAACTCTTTCAGCCTTTTGAGACCGCCTACTATCGAAGCTGCTTCGTATTTCCCGAAAGACTTGTTGTTCAAGACGATTTTCAATACATCTTCGTTTATCATAAGCATTTTATTTTAAGCAGATAATTGCCGAGAAACCCGGATACTCTGTGGCCGATACCCGGTACTTCACGTCCATTTTGTTTTTAAGTGTCCCGATCAAGCGGAGGTCACGATTGCGGCGTGATGCTTCCAGCTTTATTCCGGTATGCCGTTTCTTGTCATAGGGAACCTTGTAGATGTCCCCTTTCTTCATTTCGTCAAAAAGACGTACTGTCTGGTAGTTTTCGTCTACTGTAATTTCTCTAACCATAGTTTAAGTATTTGATTGTTTGCTGGCAGAACGGGACTTGAACCCGTGACTTCCATGCTAACCCTTACATGGTGTTCTACCGTCTGAACTATCTGCCAATGAAAATGCCGGACTTTCATAGCCCGGCATCTACCCATTTTCTATAACCCATAAAAACTAATCGACTAAGACAACTAACGATTTGACCAAGTTCTTGAAGTTGTCAAACTTCGATTCAATCTTTTTCTTTTCTTCCGAATAATACAGCATTGATTTTTTGTATTCCTCTGATTCGCGTTGCAGATTCTGTGTGTATGCCACGAGTTCATCATGCGTCATACCCTGTAATTCCTCATTTGTTTTCATGTCTATTCTTTTTAATGTTATTGATTTCGGTTTCTATCTCCTTGTCGAACAGCTCCCGTCTGTCCAGTTCCCTTGAGCGTGCCGCCAGAATGGCACTGATGTCCGCAAATTCATCACAGATGCTTTTTATTGTTTCTTGCAGCTCGTTCATTGTCCAGTCTGTTTGCGATTGAAAAACCAGTGATTATAAACCCGACGAATCCTATCCAGTACATAGCAGACAGGTCTTGATTGAAGTGCATTACCAGAACGGACAATGCACAGAGAAAAAGTAGTATTTTCATAACCGTGTGTATTAAATATCGCTCCCGTGGGCGTTCCGGTGGTTGCCTTACTACTTATCAAAGGTCTGGTAAGCCACGGGTATATATAGTTCATGCTGGTGTCTAATCAGTGAAGATTGTCTTTGTAGCCGGCCTACGGCCACCTGCAATCGTATAAGTGTCTTTTTGTTATCTGTGTGATTCGTATGCTGCGTTTGCTTAGTGCAGCCCTTTACTCATACTCTTTTCACACAGCCGTTATCGCTACTCAGTCGTCCGTTTCACGTCAGGCTTAACGGTAAGCCTAAATTTCCATCATGTCAAAGAACCAATCAAGTAGAACCCTGCCCGATTCTCGCTATCGGTTGCCGTTCAGTCCGTCAGCAGGGTAGGTGAGTTACCAGCGTGTCACTGCCATGCCTTGTGATAACTGAAGGTTGATGTAGTCCATGCCATCATCTTCAGGCAGGTTGTATTCTTCAAGAAGGGCTTCGTATTTGTCCACCTCTTCAGTAAGTGCTTTGATGTATTCTTGCTTGCTGTCAGCATTGAAAGCCCTGCGTAAAGTTTCTTCATCTGCGTTGTAGGCGAAATTCAGGTCTTTGTACAGCCCGTCAAGTTCTTCTTCGATTTCGTGGCGTGTCATAGTCATGCGATGTTTAAAAGGTTAGCTTTCTTGAAGCATCTGTATTCTTGTCTCTCTGTATCGAAGTACACCTGAACAGTGTCATTCTTCTTTCTGCTTTCACCTGATGTGGCTGGTATCAGATTTTCTTTTAGCGTGCCATAAGCCTCTCTGATGCTGCCATCTACCTTTTTGAAGTAGAACTTTACGATTCTTTGCTTCATTGCAGCTTTCAGCTTCATGTTTGCCCAGGCGCATTTCATTGCTTCACTCATAGAGAAACCGTTTCTCTTTACCAACCGCCATGCAAGGCTCATAATCTCGTGTAATACATTTCTTTTCATAATCGTGTGTATTATTGATGTTATTTGTTATCTTTGTTTCGTATCTTAGTTTCGATATGCAAATGTACTAATATTATTGATATATCACTGATATTACAGTGAAAATATCAGTGATATTAACTTTATTTTAGTTTTACCGAAATAATATTACTGATATGTACGATTTAAAAGGATTCAGACAAGCATTTGGACTTACCCAAAAGAATATTGCTGATATTCTTGAATGTGGTCAAGCTAATGTTTCAGGTATGGAAAAGTCTATGAGGGATTTAGAACCTGAACAATATAGAAAGTTGTGTGCTCGATTTGATGCAGCCTCTGTTGACAAGTTTAAGGTCTCAGATTTTATCATTGATAATAAGAAAACAGAAACTGAACCTGTAATAAGTTATACTAATGGTGTACCTTACTATAATGTAGATTTCATAGGAGGATTTGATATTGTCCTAAATGACCAGACTGCAAAGCCGGAATACTTGATAGACTTTAAGAAGTACAACGAAGCTACATGCTGGTGCAATGTTACAGGCCATTCAATGGAACCTGAGATAACTCATGGAGATATTATTGCGTTAAAGAAAATAGAAGATAAGTCTTTTCTTCCATTAGGTGAAGTGTATGCAATAGTGACAACCAACGGAATGCGAACAATCAAGAGATTAGGCCCTTCAACCGATCCGAAATGCTATACGCTGGTTCCTACAAATAAATCTCCGGAATATGGTATTCAGGAACTTCCTAAAAATATGATAGAACATATATATCAAGTTCTTGGCTGTATGAAAAGATTATAACCATGAAATTCAATCAATACCTTTGGAATCTGTACAAGAACTCTCCAGACGGGAAGTCTGCCATATCCAGCTTTTCAGACAGAAAAGAGTGGATGGAAGAAGAACGCCTATTCGAGAAGTACAATCCAAAAATCAAGGACGGATTCAATTCCGAAATGATTTGCGGAATACTAGAAGATTTCTGGTGTTACAAAGTATCAGAATATGAAGGTACAGAATTAAAATCTCTGGATGATGCCGGAAAGCTGTATGAGGAAATTATATCTACCGGGCTGATGATAGAAACGGAAGAAGTTTTAAGGATTGGAGATTTTGACCAAATGCTTGGCTACATTCCATTACTTTCAATGGAACTGAACTATATGTTTGGTGAATACTTTTTTCCCTATTTATATATCAACGAACTTTTCCATCTTGAAAAATTAGCTGATTACTTTGAAATAGAACTTCCTCCGATTCCAAAGAAAGCTGACTACAAAGCCAGGTGTATGTATTATTGGGAATTGTGCAAAGTATTCTATCTATTCAGGACGGAAAACGGTTTGTCTCCCGATGAGCTAAGCGCTTTCATGTATGATTATGCTCCCAATCTTCTGATAAAGGAAGAGAACGCAGAAATGCCCAAACCATCATCTGCGTGGTTTATCGGAGGATTAATTAAAGGATATGGGAAAGAATGGACGGTTGGATTTTGGCAATCAAATAAGGAAACAAAGAAAGGGGATATACTCATACATTATGAAACATCTCCAGTAAGTGCCATCACTTGCTTGTGGATAGCACAGGTTGACGGTGTAATAGACCCATTTGCCCACTACTACAGCAATACTTATGTAAGCAATAAAATTGATATTCCTCATATCTCATTAAAAGAGCTGAAAGCAGACGAATACTTTTCAAATCATCCGCTTATCAGAAAGAATTTTCAAGGAGTCAATGGATGGCCGGTTACGGGAAAGGATTATGCAGAACTCATGAGGATGATAGAAGCAAAAGGATTTGATACGTCCGCACTTCCGCAAATATACGCACCGTCATTGCCGGAAGGAATAGTCATTAAGGAGGAAAAGGATGTAGAGAAAAAACTACTGGAGCCATTGTTGAATGAAATGGGGTGGTATGAGCATAAAGCCTACATTCGGCAGTTGCCAATCCATGCAGGGAGAGGGCATCGTATATTCCCGGATTATGCACTTCATTATGACAACAAGCCAGAAGAAGAAAAAGCAAAGGTGTTGATTGAAGCAAAATACCACATGAAGAACAACCATGAGATAGAATCAGCCTTTCTTCAGGCATTCTCTTATGCCAAGTTACTGCTATCTTCGGTGATTGTTTTGTGTGATAAAGAATGTATTCTTGTCTATGAGAGTAAGGAAGGATTCAGCAGGAGCCGATATAAGAAGTATTATTGGGAAGACATGAGAAATCCCGATTTATATAACGAATTAAAGAACAAACTAACTATCTAAATCCATGAAGAAAATACTGCTGATTATACTGGCAATATCATTGTTTGGCTGCGGAGGGAACAAGCCGTCCCAGGAACAGAAGGATAAAGCCGACAGATATGTTCAGAGTCTTGTGGATGCCGATATAGGAATCTACAAAGGCGAACTGACCGACGCGAACTTTCTCATCCTTGCCGTAGACGCTTATTCTGGAGCAAACTTTGATGCTTATGCACGTACATACCTGGAAGAAGCACAAGGTAAAGGACTGGAGATAAAAGGAGTCTATATTGTAGACATCAAGAACTGCCAGTTCGGCGATGGCTGGGTATCCGGTGACAGGATAGGGAAGGCATTCAAGTAGAAAAAATGTTCTAATGAGTATCCTTATTCAGCTTAAATTAAATTATAAATAACTGATACACAGTGATTTTATATAATTCTTAGATAATCATTCGTAATGAGTAAGTCGCGGGTTCGAGTCCCGCTTTCGGCTCCGACTTAAAACCGCTTATTCCATGGTGAATTAAGCGGTTTTTCTGTTTTCTATACTCATATTAAACACCCAGTACTATATTGGCGTCAATATTCAATTTCTGGCTGATTTCGCGGGCTACTTTCAAGGTCGGTTCACATTTACCGGAAATATAATCACTCAAGCGTGAAGGACTGACTCCGATTAATTTTGCTAAAGATTTCTGATTAAGTCCCATCTCATACATACGAAGTTTGAGGACATCAACCAGCGTTGGTTCTCCCAGTGCGAAATGCTCCTCAGAATAATCTGCAACGAGATTAGAAAGTAATTCTAACTCTATACTGTGAGGATTATCCAGAGGGGTTTCATCTGTGACCAGTGGAAGTAATTCCTCAACTCTTTTTACTGCCCAATCGTATTGAGCTTTTGTTTCTATCTTTGTCAT